CTGAGCCTTCCCCAGAGGTGAGCAGTTCAATGCGGCCCCCCGTCTGGCCGGGTGTTATCGGAAGCGTTTCAATGCGGCCCCCCGTCTGGCCGGGTCTTATCGGAAGCGTTTCAAAGTACGGATTCTCGCTCATCCCCTCAATCAAAACGTCTTCGCTGCCCCCGCCCTCTTCCTCGCTACCTGGACCATGCTTCATGACCCACCCGCCGGGTATCCCCAGGCGCCTTCTTGTGTGGCGAGCACGCTTTTCAACCAAGTCCATGTAGTCGCCAGCGGTTCTGATTCCCTTGTTCTGACGCTTAAAACGCTCAAGGCTTGACGGTGCGTTTCGACGATACCAGTCTTCAATGTCGTAGTCACGACCCTTGCCCAGAGCCCTGGGAAAGAACACAGCCATGCCAAGGTCACCAGCAGTCTTCATTCTGCCCTTGTACGGCATCAGATAGCTGCGAACAAAGTGCAACTGCATGTCCGAGTCCATGTTCTTGAAAGCTTCTTCTGCTTCGTCTTGTTGTTTGCGAGACCACACCTGCCGTTTTCCGCGAACCGTTGGCTCAAAGCCAACAAACCCGGCCTCATTTAGCAGGCGGGCAGCAGTCTTCGGCATGAACTGAATCAGGCCAACAGCACCACTGCCGGCAAGGTTCGGCTGGGCCGGGTCGAATGTGCCTCTTGTCTCGGTATCAATCTGATTGGCCAGAATCATTGGGTCGATTTCGAGATCGTCGGCAACCTCAACAAGCCGATTGGCAAAGTCTGGTCCAATCTTATCACCATACGCCTCCAGAATTCCGCCCGCGCGAGCCTGAATGTCTGGCGTATATCGACCTGGAGCAGCCATCAGAGACCTCGAATCGCTGCATCCACCGCGCTGGTGTCAACTGGAGGAGTTGCAGCCGCAACCGGAGCCGAGGCTGCTGGCTTACTCAAGCCTTCAATTTGCTGGGTAAGTTTGGCTATTTGTTGGTTAACTGTGTCAAGCTGTTTTGCCCTACCTCTCACTGATGCATTGAGGGCCTGCAATTGGCGGTTCTTAACATCAATTTGAGACTGAATATCAGGGGTAGGCTGCGGCAAGCTCTCAACCTTGGCTCTCAACCTTTCGACCAAGCCTTTCTGTGCAGCGATTTCTTTTTCAAGTGGGGCTGCCAGTTTGGCGTGTTCTTCGATCACTTTTTCAAATTCAGAATCTTCTCTATTCCATTGTTCCTCAGGAAATTCAGCCTTGAAAGCAGCCATAGCCTCACCAAGCTTTCCATCGTTTTGCTGATCACGGGCCCTCGATGCAAGGTATCGAGTGACAATGTCTTGATCTACTTCCTCAGGGATGCCAAACGGATCATTCATATCCACATCCGATTCAGGTGGGCTTTGAAGAAAGTCCCTAAACCTTGGGTCCAGTTCGCCGGTACGAATTTGTCTATCGAACTCAGCGCCTTGCATCTTTGCTTTCAGGTCAGAATCTTCTTCACCGAGAGTTTCCACAAACATGTCCCTGTAGCGACCATACTGGGCCTCAAGAGTTTTCGTTGTATCGGCGTCCTTGTCTCTCTTCTGTCTCAACTTTTCAATTGCCTCGTCCGATTGGGCCATTGCCTCAAACGTGCCTTCACCCCCGCGCGCAGCAATCACCTTTTCATGCCCAGCTTTTTGGGCACGAATCACATTCTTAATTTTAGCAAGCTTCGTTTCGTCCGCCTTTAGGGCCGCCTCTCGCTCTTTCAGCAACTGTCGCGCCTCAACATTGCGGCCTTGGGCAGTCAGCGATTCTCTCAACGAAGCCAACGTCTCTTCGATTTCCCGTTTCTCTTTTGCCAGTGTCTCGTCTGGTGCAAAGCTTTTTACAAGCGTGTCTCTTCTGGTCTGAAGATCCTCAAGTCTCAACTCAAGTGGTTCTAAGTCTTTTGGATCGAAGGCGTCCAAGCTTGATGGTGGAGGGGGCGCTGGTTCAGGCGTGGGTTCCTGAAGAATTTCAGACCGAAAGGTTTGAGCCATCTTTCTTCTTTCTGGGCCTTGCTCAAAGTCTTCTTCTACTTCCTCTCTGTATGAACCCAGCGCACCCTTAAGGCCATCAAAAGAATCATTCCGTTCAGCAGTACCTGGCTTGGTTGCCCTCATGCGCTCGAACGACTCATTGATTTGCCTAAGCAGGTTGTCTCCATATTCACCGCGCACCTCTTCAGGGAGAACCGCAATGAACTGACGTAGACCCTGTACATTCTTTACGTAGGTCTCTGGGTTATTCGGGTCGTCGGTCTCAATCTTATTAAGAAATTCTTCGTAAATTGCCCCAACCTCACCAAACTCGTACCGCTTTGGATCCTTGATCGCCTCATCAACAAAGACCTTCCATTCATCGGGCTTCATAGTCTCAGAACGGGCTTCGTTGAGCTTTTCGTAGCTTGGATAGCCCATACCAATGGCGATCATTTCTTGGGCAGAGGGCGGAAACGCATCAATCTGTTCGAAGAGTCCCGTAAAGATTCCTACACCTTCACTCTGATCTGCCGCGTCTTTACTCGCCACTAGAGAAGATGCTTGGCCAAGCTGATCGGACATGTAGCTATAGAAGTTCCCACCGAACTCGTCTTCACCGGGAAGGATGGTTCCGACCGTGACTGGCTTGATTGGCATTTGTTGCACAGGCGGCGGCGTAGGCGTGTCTTCAAACCGCCGAGTGCCGGGCGCGTACCCGTACTTATCCTCGAAAGCAATCCGCTCTCGCTGGTACTTGGCCATCTCTCTTTCTGACTCAAGCGCCATGCGCATGACTCTTGGGGAAGCCCCAATCGCAGCAGCCCCAATCATTGGTGGCATGGCCAGTGCATTGCCAAGAATCATCTGAGCCATGTTGGTCCTGGCCCCTTGGCCTGCGTAGCCAGGCATGTTCTGGCCGCCCATTGACTTAGTGATCAACTCACTGATTAGCTTATCAATCTCGTCAGCTTGACCCACCTTTGCTTGGGCCAGCATGTCTGGAGTGACCTTCTGACCTTTAGCAAGCGGGTAGCCAAACTCGCGATTTGCCACAACCCTCATTGATTCGATTTCTTCATCCAAGCTTTCGATGCCGGGATTGACTGCTCTCGTTGCCATGTCTCGCGCAGTCTTTGTATCGAAAACTGGGTATGTAGATGCAATGTACTCTTCAGGTTCTCTGCCATTAAAGAACTCTTTGACTATGGCGTTGTACCCTTCCATGTGGCGAGAGTCTTCGTTGGCGGCAGCTTTTGCCTGCAACGCAATATCTTTAAGGAGTGCATCCTTTGTTGCTTGGTTTTTAGCCTTCAAAGTCTTGTCGGCTGTGACCCCTTGGGCGCGCTTAAGCCACGTATCGGCATAGTTTGGTGTCGTCTGTCTTTTCACGCCTTGTTCGACCGCAGTTACGTTATTCGTGAACCATTTTGTGGCATGAGGAGTTTCCGTTCGCCAATCAAGCATGGCGCGGTTTTTATCAGATGCGTCAATGTAGTCTTTCGCCAACTTGCTGATTTGCGCTTTGTCTTCTACAAGGGCCTGTGTGCGAGTGTCTTGCAGCTTCATCAGCGCCTGTAGAACAGCCGCTGGGCTGACCGTTGCACCGCTACGGGCCTTCTTGATCTTCTGTAGCTCTGTGACCATCTTGAGCGTCTGCAACGTGTCGCTGCCGCCGCCAGATGAACCTTTGCCAGCCATATACTGCTGTGCGGCGAAATCCCTTTGAGGGTCCATGTTCCTGCGCCAGGTGTCGATATAGGTAGTGTAGTTCTGTGTAAATTGATTTGCCACAGTAGCCTCTTAGGTCAGGTCCAAGTAAAGCACCAATAGCTTATCACCCGCAGTGCTTGTACCACCAACATTGCTAATATAGTCTTTCGACTGAATCTTGAACTCAGATGTTCTATCCGTGATGAGGCCGCTTGTGCCATTTTGCTCGTAAACATAAACGAGCGCATCACCCACATTGATTCCAGTTAGCTTGAAAGACCCGGCAGCAGCGCCAGTAAGAACTGCCTGCTTCATGAAGCCATCAGCAAGCTTGGTCTTGGTCACAGCGCCAGGCGCAATCAAGTCAGAGTCCACAAAGCCAGAAGCAAACAAGGCCCGTGTCGCGGCGTTGGCAGCAAATGAGCCAACCGAAAAAAGCACAGACACGACCGCGTTGGTCAAAGCGCCTGGCGCAATCTTGTCCTGAAGGGTCGAGCTATCAAAGAAGCCGTCTTGAATGCGGCTCCTACCAGGCTTGTTTGCCGGCAACAATACTCTTGGAAGCCTGGTTTTAGGTGAGGCATCACCAGAAAGTGAAAACCTGCGCCTACCGCTTTCTGTGCGGTCGTCGGCAGCAACTGATCGTCCGTTGCGCCATGCCACTATTATTTCACGCTGCCCGGAATATGGTATGGAGACCAGACAGGAACAGACCCTCCATAGATATTTTGCGACAGTATTTGGTCATTAACATCAAACTGAGGGGGCTTAGACAAAAACGGAGGATTGGAAGCCACAGGCGCAATTGGGGGCGTGGGAGGCTCAGTCGCATAGCCGGGAAACCATTCTTCATGGGCCCCCACAGCAACAGCCCCTTGTGCAATTTCTCTCTGTTTTTGAAAAAGGTTGTGGTGCTTAGTTGACAGCCGCTCGGAGACGTCTTTGCCGGCCTTGCCTCGCTCAGCAATTTCACGTTCAACACCTAACAATTTCTGGCCAGTCGCCGCATATTGGCCAGGAGCCCTGATTGCGGTTTTGTATTCCTTAGGCGTCATTCCATACTGGGCAGCAGCAGCCTTTGTTTGTGCCCCTTGAGCCACTGCACCTGCGATAGATGGCGCAACTGAAGACAAAAGCTCTCCACCAACCCGAAAGGCCCCAGACAGCAGATTCATCTTCGCTTGTCGCTGACGCTCTCTTTCTTGAACGTCATACGCAAACCGGGCTTGTCGGGCGGCATACTTTTCAGCCGACTTCTGCGCTGCCTCTGCGGCCTCTTCCTTGCTCCGCTGAGCACGGGCAGCTTCCTGGTATCCTCTGAAAGCTTCCTGCTCTGCCCTGGCTGCACGCTCTTGCTGGCCGGCAGAGGTCCGCACGTCCGAGGCGGCGGTCGCGGCCTCTCTGCGCCTTCTGGCCTCAGCAGCCATGGCGCGGCCCGGCGCTGTAAGCTCCTCTTCTCTGGCCACACGCTGCCGCGACGACCACCAGATTGGACCGCCCGTGTATGGCGGAGGAGCGACACCGGGGGCACTCTCAATGGCGTAGGCCATGCCCAACTGAAGAGCACCAAGACCTGCGTTAACGCCAGCAGTACCAAGAGCAACCTTTTGCCATGCTTGAGCCTGCGCCTGCTGCCCAGTCGCTTGGAACCACGCTGCGCGTTGAGATGGGTCCATCTGAGTGAACATCATCATGGAGTACGGATCTCGACTCATGGTGCCGACAGCAGCGCCCGGCTGAGCTTGTGACAAATCTTTTGGAAGAGGCTTAGCCATATCGTTCCCCTATGCGACCGTGCCTGACCAGCCCTTGCGAGCCTTCATTGAATCCCAGCCGGAACCACCGCCAGAGGCCGCACCGCCGACACCAGCCATTCCCTGAGACAAGACTACGTCGGCATCGCCACGGCGAACACCACCGCCCTTTGCGGCCCTTTGAGCCATCGCTGACTCAGCGGCAGCGGCGCTTTCTTGTGCCTTTGACTCACGCCAAGCAATGTTGGCCTGCTCCTTCTCTTGCTTCTCTGCCAGCTTCTTCTGGTACTTGGTGTCTGCGGTAGCCTGCGCGCGGGCTTCCTCTTCGGCCTTCCCGCCCTTCTTTCCGAATAGACTTCCAATACCAAAGCCCCCGGCTGTACCAATAGCGCCGCCAATTGCAGCCCCAGCCGCAGCAGTAAAAGGATTAAAGCCCCCCCCAGCGATGCCACCAATAATTCCACCAATCGCCGCACCCGCGCCACCGCCAACCGCCGTGCCACCCGCCTGGCCGCGAGCCTTGGCTTCCATCCTGCGCTGGTCAGCGTAGCGGTCAACCTGCCGCTTCTCGTATGCGCTAAGCCGTGCCATTAGAAACCCTCAAAGTCAGTCTAACATTATTCCGTTCTATCACGGTAAATCCTTGCCGCGCTCAGGACAAAGTTTCGCGGGTCAACATAGATGTGTTTCACCCTGTGGCCCTCTTTGGTTCCATCGTCATCTTCAAGCGCAAAGTAGCCATTCCCTGAGATGTTCTTAAGCAGATACATCACGCCAACCCAAATGTGGTGTGTACCAGGGTTTAGTTCCTGCATCCAAGTTAGGCTAAAGTTTTGACGCCTAAACTTGTATCCAGTATCGGAAGTTGCATACAAAACCCTACGTGTTGAAAATACAGACTTCCTGTCAGCATTCCCTGAGTCTGGGCTTTGGTATTGAAGCATAAACATAGCACACCTGTCATCCAGGGCTACATTCTTATCTTCCCGTTTGGAGTACCCCGTGTCTCCCCCAGACTCCATTGAAAACCAGTTTGCATTGACTGTAACCAACGACCTGGAGTCCAAGTGAATAGACCCTGAAAGCCCCTCAACAGGGGTAAAAAGACCATCAGCCTGCGGAATCGCATCATCATACAAACCAAGGTTTGGCGGCGCCCCAATCTTATCTTCCCTGTACCAACCACCCTGCTCATGTCGGTAGTACCGAGACTCAATGTTGTGCGGACGATACCTGTAGTGCGTATCACCCGACACAGCCTCCACTCGGGGCGCTGGTGATCCGTAAAACTCCGGCTTGAAAACATGGCGGGAGTCGACCCACGGGTCGGTTTTCAAGTCTTCTTCGTTGATGCTGCCGTTGACCCAGTTCTCTAACTCACCGAATCTATCGGCAATAGAATCCGGGCTAAACGGGTCGCCTGGTGTAAATGTAGACCAGCCTGGACCAAGAGGCATTATCGACCCCCAGAGTATGTCACGGCGTTCATTGTCAGGTTTCTAATGTGTACGCCCTGGAAAAGTTCATTGTTTCCTTGTCGCACATACCTTGCTGTGCCGGAATGTTCCGCTTCATAGGACTCAGAAGACTCGTCTTCATCTACAACTTCCCATTCACTGGTTCTTGTTGAAGATATAGGCTCGGTTATTTCAGTGCCCCAAATGCACGGCACAGTATCATCAAATGTCATTTTAATGATTGGCACAAATGTTGTTGATTGGTCTCCGCCGGTAGGCTTCCAAACAAAGCACGCCTGGTATGTAAAGTTATATGAGAAGGTGTTTGGGCTTGGCGAGTCTCCTGGGGAAAACCCAAAATCAGCCCACTTCTGGTGTGGAACAATTTGCTTGGCGCCAAATTCATTTTCATACCAACCACTAAGCATGGAGCTACTGAGTAGCGTTGGCCCAGTCGCTCCACTCGGAGTGTAAAATGATACGTCTCCATCTGACTCTGCAAAGCTGTTCCACAGACCACCGCTCCACGGCAACTGGAACCACTGAACGGTAGACATCTCTATGGTGTAGTCTTCGCCGTCAGTGCTTGGACTGCCCCTTCTGCCGAGAGCACACTTAATGATTGGGCCTTTCCACCTTTGCTTATAGGTGCGCCTGTATGTCTGAAATGCAATATCGTTCATCCAGATCGAAAAAGAGCACTTGATAACAGACGCATCAAACTTGTTGCCATTGTTCTGTACAATGACATGAGGACTAATATGGGTGCTACCCATTGCAGGGCCGAGCGCACCGTTCTTGTTTGTGACATTTGCCGAATCCCAAACCGGTATTTGATTTAGGCCAGACACAGGCTCGCCATCATTCACATACCGAGTCAATGGTGATGACACACCGCGCGCTTGAAACCAAGAAAAGTCTCGAATAAACGCAGGGTCTTGAAACTGCCTTGCCTCCAACGCCTCGTCGCGAACATTTAGAGCATCAATGTTCGATGCTTGGCCTCGAATGCTGGCAATGCCATCATTAATCGCGCCAGATGTAACTGATTGGCCTGGCTGAACTTTTGGCGGACTGACTCTACCCATCATCTCTTCCTATAAACTACAGTAAGCGCGCGACCACGAACACGACACTTGGCGCCCATTTTCGGAACCCGCGTTGCATCCTCACTGATCGGATTCACAGATGTAAGACCGGTTTCCGACGCTGCAAGCACAGAAGCGGTCGCCTGCATTTTAGAGACACGGGCGGCACGAACTTCAGTCTTGATTGTATGCCTACCAGCAGACACAGGCGCAGCAGCAGTCAAGTAAACGCCGTTTCGGTAAAGACCGATAGACAGCCAACCAGTCTCGGCAACGGTGATTCCATCGACCGTGATTCGGAACGCTACACAATCATCATCGCTGGGCTTTTCGGCAAACCCACCATTGAAATGCTTGCACGATGGGGCGCCAGCCCCTGAATGCCCAGCGCCTGCGTATGAGCCTGTTGAAGTAGGCACCCAAACAGGATCAGTCGCGGTGTTATTCCACTGATGGAAAAAATCATCCCAATCGTCTTGAACACTCTGAGGGGTCTCAGCCGGAAAGCCAAATTCAGCATGCACTCGGGGATAAGTAACGGGAAATGGCGGATAACCAGAGCCCGAGTATTGAAATGCCGTTGTGCCTGCGTTGTACTGAAACCAAGCCTGTGACCCGCCTGGGGGATCTGCCGGCTCACGCCACTGATAGGAAGCGTGAAAGTCACACTCTACCCAGCCGTCAGTGTCAGCAGAAAACTCTACAGATGGCATCTTGTCGATAGTTTCAGAGCCGTCAAAACTTGACCATGCCGTAGTTCTCATCGGAATATCGAAGTCATTCTCTGGATCTTCTGGGCTTGGCCCATCCGTATCAGCATCGGCGCTGTAAAACACCTTCACAAAAGCGTTCCTACGAACCATTGAGCGCTTAATGATGTCTTTGCGAAGATTGTCTCTATCCAGAAACCCGTTCAACTCGCTTGAGTAAACATCAATGTTGTCGTTCCAGTGAGAGACGTGAAGAACATCGCCGTCCACAGGCAACACATCAGGAAATCTCCAAGCCACCGCTACCTCCGATCCGCAGTCAAAACATCCGTAAGGACACGAATATCGCGCTGTGCCCCGACCTTCGCTTCAATGTCATAGCCCACAAGCTCAATGTGCGGGTTGTCTGAGTCCGTTGCGGTCATGATCAACTGAAGCTCAGTGACCAGGCTTTCGTGCATCAGGCTCACATCATATCTGAATGGAATCGGTCGGTAGTGGCCCCACTCAGTTGAATCAACAAACAACAAGTCATCACTGTAGAAATCAGAAGGAGAAATAAGGTCTCTCTGAGAAGTAGACTTTGACTCCGTTAGGGTCTGATCCAAAGACCTGTTGACATTAAGGTTCAAAGACATCCCGAGATTGCCGCGAGCAACAGCAAACACATTCACATAAGCTGGCTGTACCCCAGAGTAGACATTGCCGAAATTCAATGGCGCCGTCTGGTAAAGGGGAGAAACCTTCGTTGTCTCAGGGCCGCCCCAGTTTGAGCCCTTTCGTATCTCTGAATGAGTGTAGACATGGATTCCAGGCCGCCTTTCGGGGTCTGAGCTACCAAAGAACAGGTAGCCTCTGTGGTCTTTTGACTCAACAGCGCACCGAACGGGAACGTCAAACCGGCGACTCCATGTACCTACTGGATAATGGAAGACATACACCAACGTGTTTTCAGTCTCACCAAGGCCGGGTAGGCACAACCAGAACTCGCGGTCCCGGTGGTAAACGACGCCTACGGCACCAGCGAGCGCCGAGTCTGACAAGTCATCAAACCAGTCTCGAATAGGCACACTAAGCTCAGTGATGCCGGTAGGAGAGCCGGTGTTCTCCAGGGCGCCCTCAAGCACGTAAATGCCAGTCTCAGAGAGGAAGACCAAACCAACGCCAGGAACCTCTGCAATGCTGTTTGCGGCAACACACCCCATGTCTTTCGTCAGGGTTTGTACATAGAAGCCGTTGGCTGGATCACCCTTGACCAAGTAAATCCCGCGCCGCTTGAACACGACAAGAGCGTTCTTCGTTGGGTAGATGCCCGTGATGTCACCACCGTCGCCCTCGCTAATGTCAAACACGTTGTTGAGCGGAAAAACCTCTGGCATGTTCGGAGCGCTGAACTGGATTTGGTTGTTCGGCATACCAGCCAAAAACATCGTGTTCTTGAATGTTGCGATGAACTTGGCTTGAGCGGGCCACGGCCCAAAGTCTTCCGGGTCTGCCAAAGCCCCAAGGTTTCCATCACTCAGGCCATCCTCGAAGGTGGTCGTGATGTTGTCCTGGATTTCCTTCACAAAGTAGTAGTTGTACCCGTAGTTCCGACTCGTCGGCTGCCCATAGGAGTCATAGACATCTCGGGTCCGGTAGATTCTACGCGCTACCGTTTCCGCATCGCCGGTAGGCAGGTTTAGTTGCACGAATCGAGTCTTGCCTTTGTCTCCACACTCAAACTGCACCAGCGTGCTGGGCTCCGACATGGGACTTTCTTGGCCGCGCCGATTCACAAACGTGACCCGGTACTTGTAGGCGCACAGCTTTCCGTCACCCTCGCCAGAGTCAAAAGGCAGGCTTGAGCCAAGACCCTGGTTTCTGACTCGTGTTCCAAGCCAATACGACGTGCTCTCAGTGTCATAGTCACGGAACACCAACTCAGCACCAGGCGGACCCGGCGCCTGAATGTACCCAGCGCGACCTGTGACCCGACCATCGTAAACAATCGGCTCGTCTTGGCCATTCACCATGTAGATACGGCCACCCCAAACAACGGACTGTGTTGAGGCGCCCGGCGTTCTGGTCACAAACCTTGAGCGCTCAGTGCCGTCCCAAATCTTGTTCTGACGATCCTTCAAGTACACGTATGGCGCGTTTGGCGTGTCTCCACGAAACCGTGAAAGAGATCCCTTGTCATCTTCCCAGATTAGGAATTGCCTGGCGCCATTGTGCTGAGAGAACCAATGAAGAGACTGGATGGTGGCGTTGTCCGAAACGGTGGCACCTGTAGTCGGTGAAATCCCACCCGTTGAGCCACCACCAGGAGTAGGCGGGGAAAACTCGGAACTCACAGCGCCAGAGACAACCACGGTGCCCCAGGGCTCGTATTTGCGTGAATACTTAGTGATTGGGCGGAAGCCGCCACACGATGTCCAAGAATCATTCAGCGTCCACCGCATGTCTTGAACGTCATACGCAGAGTCAGGCGAGACCTGATACCGAAGATCGACACCGCGAAGGCGGGCAAGAGTAAACGCTTGAGTTTTCATGACTTCGTCGGCACTCCCCAGCGCTCACGCTCATAGATCGGCTGGTCAAAGCCACTGCGTACATACAGTCTATCAGGTCGTGACAGGTGCTTTTGACGCATACGGTCCAAAAGCTCATCAGCGCGCTTCTCGTAGATTTGAGAATGGCTGGTCATGCCATGCTGTAGGCAGATGTCCTGAAGGGTCTTGTACACCAAAAGATGGTGAAACTGGGGCGGCCACTCAGGCGTGTCTGCATCTGCTACCAATCGACGCGGTCGGCGCAAATAGCGCACCTCGACATCCGTATCATTCAACGGGCGGCGGTAGACCCGGATTGATTGACGGGGGCCAGACTCATCCAAAATCAACAGCTTGTGCATCTGGCCGTCATGATACGTCCAGCGGTTCTTTTGTGTGCGGTCACTGCCTGGCCAGCCAAGATACGTCGGCTCCACCAGAGTTCCTGTGTCGCCCTGGATCTTCTCCCCTACATCATACAAGCGAGCGGTGTGGTCTACGCCCGCCCCTTCCGCAACGTCTGCAACGTGGTGCCAACGCTGGAAGCCTTGGTGGATGTGAGAAACGCCACCATCAACCTTGCGACGATAGATGCGCTTGTACATGCCAGAGGGCTGCTTCGACGGGTCAGCGTTACCAGAGCCATCCATTTCATCGTAGTCAGGGTATACGCCCCGAGTATCGATAAGATGAGAGATTTCCACCGCGCGGCCAGATTGAATCTTGATTGATGCCACTGGCGAAGGGGGCGACTCAATACCGCAGTACAGGAATGTGTAGCAGTATTCGTATGTATCTCCATTTTGAAGCTGCACAGAGTTGATTTCAGCCACCTCATCAACGCCAACCTCGCGCAACTTTGGTGGCCCAGGTGGCGGATGAATGAACATAGGCTCCGCCTCAATCCCAATCACGGGATCGCCAGCGTTGTCTCGATCCAGGTAGACCATCTCCTCTTTACGCGCATCAATGAACGTCAGCCTGCCGTTTTCTGGAGCCGTCTTGGTAGACGTAGAGGCCGCGTCTCCACTTTCGGTATGCACCGGGCTGGTAAGCCCACGGTCCACAATACCAAGCACCTCCATGCAATCGCCAGGCAACCAATACCGGCGGAACTGAATGGTGTACTCGTCAATGGGAACCTTGGTGATCGTCGGCGCAGTCCCCTGAATACCAGATGCCTCATGGGTTGATGGGTCAATGATTGGACGATCAACAACCATGTAGTGGCCAGCCTGACCAGGCCGGCTCGAATCAGGCACGTTGTACCGATTGATGTAACTACCGCCGCCCTCACCAGAGCCAGAGGCAGAATAGCTCTCAGAGTAGTACAACCCAGTGATCAGATACTCGGAGTGATAGCCGCCATGACCGGCCTTGTCAGACGCTTGGTCAATGGACTCTTTGAGAACCAAATAGTTGCCCATCATCTCGGGGGTCTGAAGCCACTGGTTGCTTCCAACAGGAAACACCTTGGTATTGGCTACAGCCTCGCTCGCGTCACCAATCTGGATCTGCGTGTCTGAGTCACCTTCGATGTCTGCACGAAGGGTCATGCGGTACTTTGTGTGGAAGAACAACCACGGGTACTGCGTCGAAAGCTGTAGGTAGTGCCGATTTAGAATCCGCGCAGTCATGTCCCGGTACTGCTTAAGGTCCGGGTTGTAGTCCAAGGCAGCGTTGATTTCTTGGCGCAGTTCAAGCAGATTCATGGCACACCCCTAAAAGAAAACCGGCAGACAAGGTATTGTACCCCGCCTGCCGGTAGTGGGCGCGAGGCCCGGTAGCGAAAATGGCCTAGAAGAAGCCCTGGTCGACAATCATAACGTCTGCCAGGTTGCTGGACTCAGCCTCAAGAGCAACAGCAACGGTTGCACCGAAGGTTGTCTCCGCAAGACGATCTGCCATCCCGGCTGTTCCACCACTAAGTGGGCCAGTGAGCGCATCGCCAGCAGCGGTACTGGAAGCCACAGAGGCATTCTCATACTTCCCTGCCGTCTGAACTACGACGTTTGCGCCAGCAGCAACCGTTTCGGTTGCGATGCCGAACGTAAGGCCGTTTGCCTCAGTGGATCCGGGCCCAACGGCAGCATCCGAGACCGAGGCCCCAAGCCCATTGGTGGTATCAGTTGTGATTGCTACAAACTTTCCAGCCGTGCATGCAGCGGATGCGTACAGGGTGACAAGCTTCTTCGGAAAATGATTAACGCCATCGACGCCATCAATCTTGTGAACTGCCATGATATCCTCTCTCTTTTGATTCTATGGCTATGAAATAGGGTGGAGGCCGACATGACCCCCACCCAATCTAAGAAGACTTAGAATGTTTCCAGGTCGAACGCCAGACCGCTCGAACCAAGGTGCTTAGCGATAAGCTGACCACGGACGCGAATCTTCGCGGCGCGAACGTCGTACTCACCAGACACCGTCTCGAAGTCGGACAGGTCGAAGTAGCCCTTCGGATCCCACAAGCAGTGGATGTCGTTCATGTTCAGCATGTAGAAGCTGATCGGGTCACCACCGGTGGTGGCACCAGCGTTCGGCATGTTGCGCTCGACGTTAATCTGCACACCATCCCAATACTCAACCAGACGACCGCCATCGATCTTGCTCTGGTCAACGTACCGCTCGTGAGCCTGAAGAGCGCGCTTCAGGTTCTTGAAGCCGGCCCGAGAGGCAAGAATCACGTTCGGGTCACCGTTCGGAGACACGGAAGCAATCTCAACCTTCAGGTCATATAGACCCGCAAGACCGTTCGAGTTGAACGAGCCGGCGCCATCAAAGCGCTGGTTCTGCCAACCAGTCTTGGAGCTAAAGGTAGACTTGCTGACGCCTCCAACCGTGTTGCCCTGAGAACCAACAGCATCTTCCTCAAGGAATCCAGCAACTGAGCCAGTGGCCGCAGCATCAACACCGTTGAGCGTGCCCCAGTCTTCCCAACCGGCAACGCCACCCTGGACGATTTGCTTGACGAACTCACGCTTCAATGCGTTTGCAGTCATCGTGACCCGGTTCTCCAGAATGGAGAGGACCGCAGCGTCACCCTGGTTGACCATCTCTTCCTCAGAAGAAATCGCCACGGGGCGAACAACGTGTGCCCACGAGTACACGGCAGGCTTGAACACGTCCTCGACACTAAGGTCGATGCGCTCGTAACCAGTGCTCAGTCGCGTAGTGGACGAGTGGTCCTCAAATCCAAGCGGAATCACAATCCGCGTGCCACCAGCCTGGGAAGGCTGACCGGCGCCGTGAACGCGCTCGCTCGCATCCAAGAATGCGGTCGACTCATGAATGTTATCGCGCCATTCCTTCATCAGAATGTGCATCGTGGTCGACAGCAGTTCGTTGCCGATGGTCAGACTAGTGGTGGGCATCTCATGCTCCTATGGGTTTAGCGAACTTCACCCGCAATTCTCTTTGCGGCTTCCGGGTTTGACTGTAGCCAATTGGCAATAGCATGAGCGCCACGCTTCTTGACGTTTACAGGAATGTCCTCAACACCAGGAGCGCTGCTCATAGATTGCTTACTAACACGTCGAGCAGATTGAGCACGAGCACGGCGCTCAGACTCAATGCGAGCATTTTGCTCAGCAAGAACTCGACGCGCCTTCACAATCTGGTACGCATCCTCTGTTGAAATCGGTGCATCAGTCCCGCGTCGACCCTGTACAAGGGCTGACACTTCATTTTTGAAGCTGGGCTGCTTAAGCTCTGGATGGGACTCCAAAAACTCAAGATAAGCTGTTTGCTTGGCATGTTGGGCAGACGCCTGCTGCATTGGGGAGAGAACATTTCGCATCCCCTCGGCAATGCCTTTCTGGATGCGTGCCTGAATGCCCTCTTCACTAAGAATGTCTGGAAGCTCACCCTCTGGCGTGTTCAGAACTTCCTGAACCTTTGGATCATTCGCCAGCGCACTGAACTCCGCTTGACGGCGAGCAAAGTCACGCTCCATCTTCTGAAGCTCAAGCTCTCTCTCCGCCAGCTTGGTTTCAGATGCATTGGTAGAGTGACCAAGCTTCGACTTCTCAATCTCGTAAGCAAGACGGAAGTTGTGAAGCATTCGACGCGCAACAGTCGGAAGCTCCTTGATGTCGTCTTCCGTGATGTTGTCGTAGAACTTGTCGGTCTCAAGCTCCTCAATGTCACCAAGGACAGACGTGAGGGGGTTAAAAACATCCTCACTAATTTCCGCTGGTGCCGATGCCTCAACTTCCGGCTCGACAGCCGGAGGCTCAACCTCGATAGACGGAACTTCAGCTTCAGGTTGTGCCGCAACCTGCTCCGCGTCTGCTGCGGTCGGTTCAATATCGACCAACCCCGCCAAGTCAGCAGCCTGAACTGCACCGTCCCCTGGTGCAGCAGCCGCTTCGTCAGCAATCTGTGTTGTTGAATCCATGCTCTTATGACTCCATTGTTAGTCGTTCACGAATGTACCACTTTAGAGAGGAATGATGCAACTTATGCAAGACCTTCTGCAAGCATTTCATCTTGCTCATCAAAGTTGCCGGGAGATGGCGGTGCTTCAGCCATCTCTTCAGCGCCCTCCTCAGGTGCCATAAGCGCATCAGAAAGCTTCTTGTCTTTTGCCATGCGCTTTAGCTGAGCCGTGGCCTTTCTGACCTCTACATCAGAAGTCATCTCCATCGGGTCAAAGCCGTACTTGTCGAAATACTTCCCATCCTCGACAACACGCAGCGCCTCGTTGATTGCAACCAGCGGGACAAAAAGCTGCGGCGGAAGAGGGTCTGCCCACTTGTTGCCCTCAGTGCCACTAAAGTCCAGTTCCACCTGGGGCAGGTCACCACCAGACAACTTGTTGATGGTCTCGTTGAACTGCTTCAAAAGCGTTTCAAGAGCCTTAATGGTAAAGGGCTTCTCCGGCATGGGCGCTTGGCCTGCAATCTGAGCAAGGTCAGACGCCATGTCTCCGGGCGGCATTCCCTCTGGGGGCATTCCCTCTGGGGGCATTCCCTCTGGAGGCATTCCTTCTGGAGGCATTCCTTCTGGAGGCATTCCGGCAGGGGGAGCAGCCATGGCTGGATCGTATCCGGGCTCTCCGGGGTAGGGTAGGCGGGCTCCGGTCACTGGATCGACTGGCATGTTGGCTCCTTAAAGTCTTCCTTGGTCCCGAAGCTTTCGAACTTCTCGAAATTCGGGAGAGTTATCAAACTTATCGCAATACTCAGCGTACTCGCGGTCTTCCTTCTCGTTTATATCATCCATCTTTCTGTACTCAGAATCAATATCCCAATCACCATCTACAGGCGTTAGCCCGCGCTGCTTACATATCTCTCTTCTGTGCGCCTTGCTTTCAAGCATGACACCAAGACCACGATCATAGTAAGGAAAACGCTCGCTCCACCTATCGATTCTTGCAGAAGGAATCCATACAGAATCGCATGAGCTACACTTTGGGCACTCTTGCGGATCATCGTGTGACTCACCTTCCTTTCGGTCAATCAGTTCATCGAAAATAAACTCACACGATCTGCACTTGAATTGGTGCATCACCAGGCCGTTGCCTTCCGAGTTGTAGGTCTTTTCATTCCCGGCATCGTTGGCCTGGGCCATTGACATCCGAATGACGTAACGAGATGTCCCATCACACTCTTTGCAGGAAATTGAGTCAGGTCGGCTGTCGTAGCGAAAGATTTCATCTCGCTCAACACCACACGAATCACACAGGTAACTATACAGGGGCACCGGCTGCTCCAAGAATTTGCGACAGCATCTGTTGCTGCTGAGCGGGTGGCATGGTTTCCATTGCTGAAAGCATCTCAACCATCTTGGGGTCAGAAGCAAACAGCTTCTTTAGTTCACCTATTGCCTGGTCCGGCGGAAGCTGGGAGATCTCCCCGATAATCGCTTGCAGTTGTGCGTCCTCAGGACCTTCAGCGCCTGGCGGCGGGGCGCCTGGTGGAGCGCCTGGTGGAGCGGCCTGAGCCCCGGCTGGAGCGGGCTGCTGGCCCCCCTCTTCTTCCTGCTCCTTGGCTTCTTCCTCTGCTTGCGCCAAAAGCTCATCAGGGTGCAAGTCCTTCGGCAGGTCAAACCGCTCAGCAATGACCTTCATGTACGACTTGGCAAACAACCCATCAGCGCCTGGGGCCTGAGCGGCCTGCCAGAGCGCAGTGTATGGCTGAAGAAGAGCCACAAGGTTTTGCTGCATTGCCGCATCTGTAAGAGGCGTTCTGCCTCCCTCAACAAAAGAGATGTCAAAGCACGCATCGAGGTCGGCAACACTGACCATGACGTTCTCGCCACGCTCATGAAGAGCGAGTGTCTGCTGGCGAATGGTGATGGCTGTATCGCTCTCAACGGTGGCGCCGAGATTTGGAGTAAGCTCATCGTCAACATACGGCTGCTGTGAGGCGGAGATATTATCAACCAGCAATTGCTTGGACTGGGCCTCTTCCTCTTCATCAAGGTCTCGGTCTGGAGTCTGCTCCATGCCGCCAAGAGAGCCGCCAAGCATCTGTAGCTCTTCATCAGACAAGTCACCCAAGTCAGACTTGCCAGTGATTTTCTCAACCAGGGCCTTGAAGTCATCGTCATTGGTGTCGATGCCGGCCTTCTTCGCGATGTCCTTGATTCGCTCAACCGTCCAAGGCTCTTCCTTGGCCTCGGGCTCGGCCTCTTCTTGGCCTTCGTCTGGAATCGCGCCGACTTCAGCAACCCGGGTCTCCTCGTCTTCATACGCCCCACGGGAGTCACCATCGTCCGTCATCGCAGCAATCAAGGCCCGAAGCAGGAGCTTGACCATCTCTGCAAGCCACTCGTCCTTGATCGTCGCATGCATCCCGAACTCAGACTCGGTGTACATCTGCATAGTCTGAACTTCAAAGGCTGTTGCCTTCGTCACCTGGCCACGCGCCTGAGGGCTTGTGCCAATCACTCGCTCAAGATCGCGCTCGACCTCCGCAAGATACTTGGCGACATTGGACGAAATGGGTGCCGTTGGAATCGGAAGAATCGCGTCCGTTAGCGGGCGGTCAAAGTTCTGGTCTACCTGAAGAATCAATCCATCGTGACCCTCAGTCAGGTTTGTCATCTCCTCACCGCTCAAGGTGCCTTTGCGGGTGACATACTGCCGAGTGTCCTTACGGGTAGCCATCGCCATGAACGACCGATAGGCATTCAACTCGCGAATCTGGGGCATCAGCCGAGATGTCTGAGAGATTCCGCGAAGCGGAAACTCTGGCTCAGAGTTGAAAATCAGCGGGACGATGTGCGAGGTAGCTGTGCCATCAGGGTTAGCAAACGGCAGCGGGCCCATGTACACAGGCTTTTTCGATGCAGCGCCCTGGCCAAGTACATATATTTCAAGGCGGCCTTGATAGACGATGTCTGGATTGTCTTCATCTTTAATCGTGTCCTTCAAGTTGCAAAGCTCAAGCACACGAACGAAGGCTTGCTCATCTGTGTTTGCCTTGTCGTTCTTTCGAACAACAGACTTGCCATCAGCCGTTCCTTGTTCGGCCAGGAAGTCTATACGGCGTGTGCCCGCAAGGTTTTCAAGACCGTACTCACGCTCAACGTCTGCCTTTGGTCGGTAGTAGACGTGACCACGGAACCGCTCATCCTCTGCATCGCAAACATCGCTATCAAGAATAATCTCCCACCACGGAATCACGCGCATCCACACGCGGTCAAGGGGGCTGCCAGAGCCAGGAGAGTACCCGATCTTCGCACCACAACCAGGGTACAATAGGCCCTGACGAAGAGCAGACATGACCCTTTGATGAATCTTACGAGAAGCAAGCCACCGGTTTACAGCCAAAGCCGCCTTTGAGGGGTCACCCATACCGGCAGGGTCTGGCCCCATGACTGCACGACTCGCCCGTGGGTACAAGGCTGAAAGGTACGTGGAAAGCACGCCCCACATCCGGTTGACTTCAACCTCAACATCACTAAGACGCTTGGCTGGACTCGATGCCCGGTTCTTGTTTTGAACAAAATCCCAATACCGAGTCAGGTATGTAGACTTGTACAGCGCCCAGCGGTGGCGGTTCTTGCGCATGCTCTTGTCGTGAGCCCGAAGGTGCTCCATAACGACGGAGTGCGGAATCTGATCATGCTTGTTGTCTGTTTCAGCCATCAGCCTTCACCAAATCTCTTAGCGGCATTGAAAGGATTCCGTCTGGCATAATAACGCTTTGGGCGAAGATGTGGTGCAATGTCCGCTGTTGGGAGCGAGCGGCGGTTCCACTCAGCCAACATTAAAGCATCCGCGTGGTCATCATGGTAGCCATCTTGACCTTCAATCTTTCCATTTACCTCTCGAATGTGCATAAGCTCTTGCACGGTTGAAAGGTCACACAACTCAAGCGCATCACCATTTACCATTTGGCGCAAATGCGCATACGCCTCTTGCTTGCTTCCGCGTGAAGTTGTCCAATACTTCGGCGTCTTACTCAAGCCACCAGACATTGTTGTTGCTTCACTCCAGAGCGGAAGACCTGCCTTCCTGAACTCCCGTAGCACCACCGTGCCTGCGCCGCCGGGGTTGGACTCAACCAGGGCCCTGGCCTTGTTGTAGTGAAGGGCAAGCTCAATGGCCTTGGTAGCGAAAAGAATCTCGCCACCCTCGTTCATTGACAAGGTCGCCACTTGCTTTCCATTGGAACTTAGAACTTGCGCAACGGCATAGTCACCACCGTTGCACCAACTCGGGTCAACACCAATCGCATACGTTTCGCCCGGAATGGGTCGCTCATAGATGCGGACGTTGCCCTCAATAGGCTTGACGGTCGAAATCAATTGGTTCAGATAGTCCGAATCGAACCATGACCCGTCAAAGACAGCAAAGCCATCTTCAATGGTCAGTGGATACTCGCGACGGAACCTGGAAATGCCGATACCGTTGACGCCATGAATCTTGTCATGACGCCAATAAAGCTGTGGCATCGTCAGTCCATGGTGCTGCGCAAGCTGCCACTCCTCTTCATCAGGCTCCCAACCCTTGGCGGGCTCAAGCTGGTACGCAAGGTGATCCGACCACTTAAAGAAACGGAACCGGACATTCGGGTCACCATTCCGCTCAGCTTCAATCGCAGCCAGTACCTTCTGGTGGTACAGGTTTCCGGGGCCATCCGCAGTCGAAATGATGATGGTCTTGCGGTGAGGCCCCTCGTGCATCGTCGAGGTGATTGAAGCCCAGACCTCTTCCGCATTCGGCCAGAACGCCAACTCATCGGCATGCAGGCGCTGGTACGTCCAACCACGGGCCTCACTCTTACCGCCCGCAGTCATGCATCGGAAACCGGCCATCGTGTCTTCATAGACCAACTCACGCTTGTTGGACTTACCAACCTTGCGCTTCATGAACTCGGGCAGGGACCGATAGTAGTGCCGGACCCGGCCAAAGATCGCATCAGTCGACTCGTAGGAATCAGCAACAACAAGACAGCGCACCGGGTCCGGGCACCAGTAGAGGTAGTTGAAGTTGTAGGCAGTGGCAACAGTAGTGTCACCAATCTGACGAGGTTTGTAGTGAATCACGGTCTCAGCAGGCGACATGAAGTCCTGCAACGCCAACACCTGCTCAGAGAAAGGAGTATCGAAATACCGCTCCTGCCCCTTCTCATCTACAATCTTTAGACGACCAATGAACTCTTCTGGATGCGTAGCAAGCTCTTTGAGCTTCTTGCCCTCGTGGGAACCGCCATGCAATCCAGTGAACTTCACTACGCCTCACCAGTTTCAGCGCGCCAAGAGTTCCCGCCTTTGAGGCCAAGGTATTCACGGATCTCGCGCATCTGAGGCTCGTTGTCTTCCTTCTGCTTGGTGTTCGGCTCAATGCGAACCTTCGAATACTGCCGGAAGGCCCACTCCTCACCCTCGCTCATGCCATCCCGAACACCAGTCCAGAACTGGAAATCCATCATCTGAAACTCAATGTCACCAATCTCGGTCATGCCCGGAAAGTCGGTGAAGAACCACTTCATGAATGGCTCTCCAAGCTCTACCCAGGTCTTCCAGACTTCCTCATCGACCGGAGCCCCAGTCCACTTTGGGTTGTGTGACTCACGGAACCACTCCCCACGAAAACACTTGCCGCGCTTGGCCAACCGAATGGCCAACTTACGAAAGCGCTCCTGGTGCTGGGTGGGTCTGAACTTACGTCCCTTAGACACAAGCCACTCCTCGACCTCAGGATGAAGAATGTGCCCATCCTCCCCCTGCCTAACCTCAGATGGGCTGGTCCACTTTGCTTTCCATTTCTCATCTTTGGTGTCTGATTCGTCGCTCATTGCGTCCTCTGCTTGACCGGGGCTCTTGTTATCTTTACCATGATTCTATGTCTACACAGAACAACAGCACAGATAAGAGCACTCCAGATTGCATTCCACACAGCACGATTGTTGAGTCAATGGCCAAGGAAGGCCAGAAACTCAACGATCATGTACAGCTTTCATCTCGCGATGAAAAAGCAAAGTATCTCGTGGATATGACTGACTTGTTCCACAAAGAGTGGAAGAAGACCAAGAAGCCCTAAAACGGGATTTCAGCGTCAGCATTTGAAGAGGAAGACGCAACCGGAGAGTGCCCGTTTGACGGAGCGCTTCGCTGCGACGTGCCCTCACTTCTGTCACCAAGGAACCTGATTTGGTCTGCAACCACCTCAGTAGCCTTGCGGTCAATGCCAGACTTGTCTTGGAACTCGCGCGTTTGTAGGCGGCCCTCAATGTAAAGCTGCTTCCCCTTGGAGCAATACTTGGCGAGGTTTTCGGCCTGGCGACCCCAAACCGTGACGGTGTGCCACTCTGTGTGGTCTACCCAAGTATCCCCTTCTTTCTTTCGGTCGTTGGTCGCAACACGAACATTGACCACAGCAAAGTCGTTCTTTGTTCTGCGAAGCTCAGGGTCCGTACCCAAACGGCCAACCAAAATCACCTTGTTTACACTCATTTCTTCTCACCTTTTAGTATTTCGGAAGCAAATATCGCCACCTTCTGAGCGCGCTTCTTGTCATCTTTAAGCGCGCCCGGATTCTTTTTTTCATAAGCCCGAAGCTTTCGGGCCAACTTTAGTTGCTGACTTGATGTCAGCTTCTTCTTTTTGCTCATCACTCACGCATATTTGAAGGACTTAGCCTTCTCATCCATATCATCTGCATCAATCTTCTCACCTTTATTAGTCAACTTGTCGCCTTTTGCGAGGGCACTTCCCTCTTTAAGAAGCTGTCCCATAGACTTCTTCTTACTATCTGGAGACTTGCTCTGATCCTTCTTCTTGCGTAGCACGTACTTGCCACCACGAAGTGCCTGTTCAGGGGTCATTCCTTTAGCCATCAGACTTCTCCCGATTCCATTGCTTCCTGCAATCTATGGAAAACCAAATCGCGGCCACCTTTTCTCCGGCGCTCACGAAGCTCACTTAAAATACCCTCTTGCGTAGCCATCTTATCAGTAAGTGAGTCCCACTGGGATTTCAATGACTTAATCCTTTGGTCGGCTCCAGCCAAACGGACCTTGTGCGGGAACTCGAAATACTCTTCCTCAACAGCAAGCGTATTGCTTTTAAGTCGGTCCATCTCGGCCATCGCATCTTCATACTCTTTGTCCAGAGCCTGGCCCTGCGCATCTTCCATCTCTGGACGAAATGACCCAGCCGGTTCGCTCTCGACCACGACTGGCCGGACCTCGCGCGCAGCAAGCGCCACCTTGCCCTCAGGAAAGGAGAACGACTCCATCAGTTCTATGTCTATTAGATCAAGCGCCATTAGTACGAACTGCTAACCTTGTACCCGTGCGGGTTTCCTTTCTTCATCTTCTTGGCAACCTTACCAACAATCTTAGAGTCACTTGCATGCACCTTGGACGCCTTAGCAAGCTGCTTCGACTGTTTAGCGTGAGCCTTGGATGCCTTAGCAAGGTTTTGAGAAGCCTTTTTCAGAGCCTTCTTTGGGTCCGTCTTGCCAGACATGTTTTCAGCAAGGTACTTGTCGCTTTCGTCCATTATGATTTCACCTTTGAGCCGCCGCGCCACTGGTAACAAGACCAATACTTTGCGGTCAGCTTGTTCTTTGCAGACTGCTTGTCGCAGCCATGGCGACTTCTAAAGTTCTTGCGCCGCTTCGGGTCATCCCTACGGATTTCCATCTTCGCATCTCCAAACCGGATGGTCTTTTCTTTGTCTCCCTGCTTAGCGCGAACCACAAACTTCTTCTTACCGTACCCAGGCTCACCCTTTTTGATTCGCCTGGGACGATTCACGGCCATCTTCTTAATGGCCTCACTTCGCTTGTACTTAGTCGCCATTTTTTGGCTCAATGCTCTTTGCGGCCTCTACAAGGCGGTTCCACTTGTCTTGGCGAGACTGCTCAATCTCAGCGTCGATGACCTCAAGACCGGCGGCGTTGGGGCGCTCAGGGTTGCTTAGGACGGCCTTCTTCACTTGTTCAACAATCTTGCTCATCAGTAGCCTCCATACAGTTCGCGCATGTACATCGCATGCTGCCTCATCTGTAGAAGCTGCGGAGTAGTCATCGCGGCTGCCTGCTCTGCGGGAATGCCCAGTTGCTGGATTAGCCCCATTCGGGCCTGGTTTTCCTGCTGCTCGCGTGCCGCTTCCTCCAATTGCCTCTGCTGAATAATGCGCTGCTCTCGGAGCATGGGGTCAGTCTCCATACCCAGGCGCACCCGCTCCTCTCGAAGGCGGGCAAGCTCCAGATCGGGGCTTGCAGGCGGCGCTGTCCCAGCCGCAGCCATCAACGCCTCGGTGCGCTGCGCTATCTCGTTTGGGGTCGGGGCTTGCCCCATAACCGGCGGCGGAGCCGGGGCTGTCATAGCCCCCTGTAGGATGGCATCAGGAGACTGCTGGGGTGGCGGAGCAGCAGCGGGAGCCTTCACGGGGCCGGATGGTGTTGGAGGAGCCTGCTGTGGCTTTAGAACAGGCGCGGAACTGACGGGTTTTTGGGTTGCCATTAGATCTTGCCCTCATCCTTAAGTCTATATGCTTCTTGAAGAGATTCATACACAGCAAGCTGGCTGGCACTTGGCCTACCTGTGCGTGTCGTAAAGTTCCACGCAGACCCAGGATACATCACAGGCAGCGTACCCTCGTCTTTGAAGCGCTGAAGGTGCGCCTTGAGGTTTGCATCAAAGGTCTCTTTGTAGTCCTGTTCGTTGCGGAACTGAGACATCATTGACGCCTCAGTCTCACCGGACGGGCCTTCGAAAAACCCAATAGAGGGACTCTTGGCAGCTTTGCGGGCCTGCATGACATCGTAAGCGTGAATCTCGTCCTGCTCGCGGTAGTCACGAGCCTCCCGGCCTTCCTTTTCCCGAATCAACTCTTCATCGGTCGGGTCAGGCATAACGGGGCGCCGAACAGAAACATAGACAGGTTCACCAGCCTTGTTCACTCGACGCTCGTAGTATGTGTGTCCTTTACCCATCAACAATACCGATACATCACATGGTTCCGCGCTGCTTCAAAATAGAGATGACCCGAGAGCGCTCCTCAGCCACAAGCTTGCGGTACTCTTCCGGTGAGTAGTCATCCAGGGCCCAGCCATATCGCATGTAGGCCAACTCTGTAGCCATCTCACTCAGCAACTCATTGCTCATGCCACGACCACCCATGTCGTGACCGCCCAGCCGCTCCTCAGCGCGCCGCATTAATGCGTCCGCATCAATGGTCCCGCTCTGGCGGAACTCGCGCGCAAATTCACCCTCAGGGTCAATTGCTGGGGATTGGTCGGGAGCCATGGCCATTTAGAACTCTTTGCCTGGGGGTGCTTCTTGAGCCAGCTTCGGGGCAACACCAACCTTGCCTGTGCCAGTTCTTTGGTCGTCCGCAACGCCGCTCAGAAAGTCACTGACCTTTTCTTTTCCTTGAAAGTAAAGGTCGGACGGACTGTAGTCGCTCAGAAAGTCACCGACCTTTTCTTTTCCTCGAAAGTAAAAGTTGACCATCGGCCCTCCTCCTTGACGTTCTCGCGCTCTTCGTAGTCGTTCACGGTCAGCCATCCCCTCAATCAGCGGGTCTGGGTCAGCCTCGGGCAACAATGTCTCGCCAAGACGATACTCGCTGCCGGGCTTCTCGCGCTCTTCGTAGTATTCTTCAAGCGTAGACGGCCCAGGGCCTTGGTACTCGACTCCAGCCGGACCTCGATCAAGCGGGCTCTCGACACCAAGATGGTCGGAAATCGCGTCAATCTCGTCCTGAAGACGATCATGGCGCTCAATCCGGTGCCGCCACTTCATCAACTCAGCATCATCCGCAGGAAGCGACCGATACTCGGACATCAGACGATCAAGCTGGCCAAGCAAGTCCGACGCACGCCCCGCAGACATCGACCCAGAGAGCACCTCGTCTTCATCCTCACGCAAGGTTGCTCGTTTCGAGTGATAAGCATCCTCAATAGGTAGTGGAGCAGCACGCTCCCGCAAGACTGGCTCTGTCGGTGGCGGCGCGCCCTCTGGAACAGGCTTTACTGGTTGCCCACGATCACTCATCGCTCACCTCATGTCGTATAGCGAATACTGTACTTCACGGTCCCGGTCGGGTCCGTCGTGCCCTCAGTGCCGCCAGAACCAGACACCACAGCAGCAAAAAGCGCCACAGTGTACGCAAGGCCGTCTGGGTAAGCCACGCTGACCGTCGACGCCGAAAGGCACTTGATGATGTGGTCAGGAGCCGTAGAACCAACCGTAGGTGTGTTCCCCGAGCCTTGATACAGCTTCAAGTAAACATCCGACTGGTTCCCAGAGTTGTTGATCTCAATCTGGTAAATCGTGCCACCAGAGTCATCAATCTGAGTCACACTACTCGCCAAACCCTGACTCTCGGTCGCAACCAGCGTGCCAAGTGGATTTGATACATCTGATTTGAGCAAAGCCATCTATCGCTCCTAAGCAACCACAAGGTTGACTGTAACTGACGCAGCAGGATCAGTGGTCGCGTCACCGCCCGTACCAGAAGTGGTCGAGCAATTCATCGAAATACCGTTCTGGAAAACAACCCCGCCTGGGTAATACGCAATCACTCGGCCACCGCCAGCAACCCGAATCTGATGGTCCGGCTTGCTTGTGCCAGCCGTTACCGTCGACGCTGCATCATACAGCTTCAAGTACACCACCGTTCCAGAGTTCGCGGCGTTGTTGACATCAATCGCGTACACCTTTGCGCCAGCCCCAAAAATGTTGACCTTGGGATCGGCCTCAAGGTCAGACTCGACGGCCAACTTGTACGAAAAACTTGAACCTGAGGCAATCGATAGCGCCATAGCATCTCCCTAAAGGATTCTCGCCACAATACTTTACTCCATTCTGCCCATCACGGAAAGGCAACAAGCAAAAACCTCTGGAGGTTCAACACCCCCAGAGGTCGAGCATAGATCAACAACTTGACCTTCCTATAGCCAAAAATACTGCAATGGGGACTGTAAAATCGACCACAGGCCAAATCACACTACTTATTTCGACCATCACAGTCAAATAACAAAAAAAATGGTCCGCCAGCTACGAAAGCCAGCGGACCACAACAACAGAATGAGGACATGACGCCTCAAGACCATTCTATGCACCAAACCTCACTCACGCAAGAATCGGCAATACTTTGTCACGCCAGAGAACCCACAACCAGCACTTCTGGCCGGCGAATCAGGATGATCCTCCGCACAGCGAAACTTCAATATCGCCCACTGCTGCATCTTTGCGCTCCAACCCAAACGAACCACGTCCGCGTCACGAACCGAACAATGGTAGTTCAGCGCCTCGTACCGTAGCTCGCGCTCAAACGGAAACGACGAAAGCGCCATCCCAGCCTCACTCTTGCGCTTAAACGTGCCACACTCAATATCACTGAACTCGTCAGGAGCAGAATTGCACCAGACATACATAATCTGCGGCAGCATACGACCCAGACCATTCTCACACAAAACACTAAAGTGGGAACGCCCCGAGCCTTTGTATGTCTCTACAACTCTCTGAACTGGGCAACCATTAGCGGCAGCAACATCGGCAGCCTCTTCGCCCCATCGGTACTTCAGTTCAGGTATGTCAGAAGCATGCGATGTCCCAGTTGTCATCGCAAGAATCACCAGCATCATCCAAATCACTATTCACCTCACTTAATGCCTGGCCCTTTGGAATAAAGGACTTCGGCTCACATTGAATCGGTCTAATCATAATCTCAACACGAGGAATACCATCTTTCTCTGCATAGCAGTCTTGACATTCGCTCTTTACTACCAAGCAGTCATCTCGAATGATTCCTGCCATCACAATCGCATCCCACGTACATTTCTCTATGTTGTCTGCATCTGGAGTCTTCGGCTTCCAGATAAGCCCATCAGGATCCTTCTTTCGCATCAATCGCTTCGGTCTTGGCGCTGCTGCAAGCAATCGAACCTCTACAGGCCCATCGAATGGAACATCCTTCCACAGGCCCCGTAGAACAAACGCTGTTCCACGCTCCCACTCCGCTGTGCGCTTCGGCGTGTAGATGCGCGCATGCCCCCCAACCACAGCCGCCCTGCCACGACCCTTGCCAATCGGAGCACCAGGAATCACTGCGAAAAATGGGAAATCAGCCATTATCGAATGCCTCGTAGAGTTCCTTGACCGTCTTGTGCAAATTAGTCATGTCGGGCAAACCGTCAAGCTTTTTTGCGGCCAAGTAGGTCTCGTCGACCTTTATGTACAGGATTTTAATCATAGCAGGGTTGTCTACGTAGGACTCAAGCTCGTGTAGCGCCCACGGTAGGTCAAGTTGGGAAGGAATTCGCTTTGCCCACCAAGGAACCATCTTCCAGTCCGATTCGCGCAAAGAACGAGCCGAAAGCCACGAATACCACTCGCTGAGAACCATCCGAAGCTGGTGCTGAGCACGTCGAGCCAAAGCTTCCATCAGTTCTTGTACGCCCATCGTTTGTAGTCAGCACAACCAGGCTCCATGACACTCATGCCAAATGGCACGTTTGGCTCCTCGCTCATGCCAAATGGCTGGTCCCAAATGCCATCATGGTGGTCATACCAGAACCAGATGCACTCTTCCCACTCATTTGGAGAAAGGCGCACCCACTTAATGTGGTAGTGCTTCGAAGCCATCAGCCGTAGCGGCCTTGGCAAGGCCGAAGGATTCTCCTGGTAGACCTGCTTACACAGTCCGATGAAAGCGCGCGAACGCTGCCTATAGCCCCGCCAACTGCTGAAGTGAATGCGCAAAGTCTCCGAATCAGGCAGATACTTCGCGCAGCGTATGCGCTGGTCGTACAAGTGTTGCGCAGCCTTGCGGAACTTCCTGTAAACGTCCGTAGGAACAGTTCGGCCATGCTTCAGCATCTCTCGATGCAATGTTCGGAGCACAAACTGCCCAGCACGCAAAACGTCCGACGGCAAACGCGCATGACGCTCATGCTGGGTCTCAGTCTTGGGCACAATCGAGGAAAAGCGCTTGAAGATGCGCGTCAACCTGCCTGGAGCAACGCAAAGAGCAGCAACACGCCCAAAAGGGTCGCAAATCGTCAACTGCGTATCTGAGCGATGAAAAGACCAGCAATGTCCGCCAATAGAGTCACTTCTGGCCTTATCAAGTGAATCGTGGTCCAAACGGTCATGCCTTTCACCCAGAACAAGCAAAGATGTCGCATTTGGCCGAACAAGATCCATCATGGCCTCGTCCAGCGCACCGTAGCGACAGACAACATCGCCAGGAAGCAACCAGTCATCAGCCTGCTTCGGTATCGATGTCAGCCTGAAGAAATGAACGTCCTCAGCCTGCCCAACAGCAGAAACCTCTCTGTAGGTGTCAATCTCAGAAGGATCCACAACTGGAAGAGACAAAACGCCTGGAACGCCCTCTTTCGGGTAAAACCTGCCCAAACAAATGTGGTCTACAACCATCTCAAGAACCTCAGCCTGCACCAAGCATCCTATACGCCCAAAGCACACGATTCAACTGCGGCGCCCCAAAAGACTGGCCTACAACGCTGTATTCCGGCATTCTAAGCCCGTAACCTGCCGAGACTGCTGAACCCTCTACATCTCTATCTCTACTATTATCTATTGGCTTAACGGGGGGGGCTTTTCAGATTTTTTTTTTGCGGGCCTCATCGACCCCCTCTCGGCCCCCACCTGGCCTCCGGCCAGCCCCAGCACCCCCATCCCGCCCCCCGAAGGGGGGAGGGGTCTCCGTTTCCAGCCCAGAGGGCTGAGGGTGGAGTGGGTCCGGCCTGGACCTCTGGTCCACCCCGTCACATGGTCCACCTCCGGTGGAGGGGGGTCGCCTCGCGATCCGCCTGGTTCCCGCGCTGGGCGAGGGCTGCGACCTGGTCGACCTGGTCGGCCTGGCTGGCACCGGGCACCGTGCCCAGGGCAGTGGCCACCACCACCGCAGCAGCAGCAGCCACCCGGCGGCCCCACCGGCTGAAGCCGGAGGCCACGCGGGACACGCGCGCGCGGAGAGGAGAAGCCTCAGCCACCACCACCAGGGCGGGGGCATCGGCCACCACCACCACCGGGGAGGGGGCGGGGGTCTCGACCTGAGCCACGGGGGCCGGGGTCAGGACCACCACCGCCGGAGCACCGGGGAGGCGGAGAGCAGCAGCGCGGGACCAGGCCACGAACCGTCCGGTGCGAACACACCGGGCCCGCTGCCGGGGGTCGGCTGCGGTGCGGTTCGAGAAGGCAAGGACTGCGTGCATGCGAAGAACTTGTGCACCGATGGCATGGCGGCAACCCCTCTTGCCTAACTTTCTGCCCAACAAACAAAATGAAAATCTTTTCCTTAATGATTCCGCACACTTACGGACTTTCTTCACTTTATTTTGCTATGGGGGGGTTGCCGCTGGGCAGCCAGTGTCCAGATTCTCATCGTCGGCGGCACCGAGCCCCGACCCGCTCTCTGGAATCGCGATTGCGACCCATCGACACCGGGGGAACCCCCGGGAGGCGAAACGCCTGGCAGCGTTCGGGGCAACCCCGAGAACACCAGGCAGAGTAGTCAGCCCGAAACGGTCGAGGTGGGATGAAGGACATGGATAGCAACCCACAGCAGGGTACGACAGCGAGGCGATGACCCCCTATACAGGGGCGAGCCGAGCCCACTTGAGCCACGCAGCCGTAGTGCACGACCATTCCGCGAGCCCCATGGGGCCGCAAGCGATGGACCCGGAGCACGCAGGTGTGCCGCAGACGGTGGACGGTACCTGAGCCACGGACCTATCCATGACACTGCTCTGGTGACAGAGTGGGGGGCTTGCCCCCTGCGCCAGAGGAACGGCCCGGCTCTCCGATGTACTGAGTCATCTGTGGTCCATAGTTTCCCGGTGGACTTGAATAGACGGGAAGGCAGGCCACCCACCTCCTCATGGTGGGCCCCCCTGATGCCATGGCGTCAGGGGGATGAACACCCCCCCAGCGGGGGGGGGCACGATTGGTCGGGGCGTGATGCTCGCCCCCTGATGACCGCGCAAGCGGTGGCAGTAGCCAGGCCCAGCAGGGCCGAAACCAACAGGAGTCAGCATGACCCGCAAGCACTTCAAACTCATCGCCCAAACCATCGCCCTCATCACCAACCCGGTCGCCCGGCGGGAAGCCGCCCGCGACTGGTGTGGCACGCTCCGCCAGACCAACCCACGATTCGACTCAAAGCGGTTCCTCGCTGCGTGCGGGGTGGCAGTATGAGCGCCAAGCGATTCATCACAGACCTCCAGGCCCTGGTCCGCAAGTTCCGCGAGGAGTCCATCGAACTCTGCGGACCCAAGTACGCATCGTTCTCCGACACCGTCGTGTGGGACACGGCCAAGAGTGAGAGCCTCGGCTACGGCAAGTGCGTGGCCCTCGTCTTCGATGGCGGGGGGTACGACGAACTCTCCAGCCAGGGGATGCTCGCTGACATGGGCAGCGAGACCTACCGAAATCAGGTCTTCGCCCTTGCCAAAAAGCACAACATGCACGCCGAGGACTACGCCAGCTACCTCATCACCTTCCACGCCAACTAACCGCCCCGGGGGAGCGTATCCCCCGCCGCAACCCGTCAGATCGTATGGCCCCCGGCGTGCAAACCCAGGCGGCCCTGCCTTGTTCCCCTTGCGCGGAACTGCACAGGCGATCTAACGGGGGGGCCGGGGGCTTTCCCCCGGTCCCATCTCCGAACATAGCCTCCGGCTGGGTTCCCCCTGTGTACAGGGAGGGGTTGAGCCCAGCCGTTGAGGCGAGTCTACCCCGGCTGCCCCGCAGCATATCATCAACCCTCACCGCTCCCCCGTTGTGCCGGTTCCCCCTGGGGTATCGGCCAGCGGGTGGGGCAAAGGCAGCCCCATCGAGGTCAGGCACCGCCGGATTCGGCCCAGCCCATGACCCACAGGCAGCCCCGAACTACCGATTCTGAGTCGCGCATATCCCGCCTTGCCCCTGGCATATCGCCAGATGCGGCATCCCCTGAGAACGGGGCGAGCGAGGGGCGCGGCGTCAAGAGAACCTTACCTCAACGTCAAGAAACCTTTACACCTGGAGTCCACCATGGGAACCCTTCAAGACCGATACGACAACTATGTGCGATGCATGATTGACCTTGGCCAGCCGTATGTTGACTTTGACACCTGGCTGAACCGCTAACCCTGGAGCCCACCATGTATGAGTTCATCACCAACGACCCCGCCGATGGCAAGCAGCTTTGGCGGGTGACCGAGTGCAAGACCTGCGAGGGTCGCGGCCGAATCTGGTACCCAGGTTGCGGCGACAGTGCAGCCACCTGCCAGGAGTGCGATGGCGCTGGCGAGGTTGGCAAGTATCGCAAGATCGACTTCAGAACCGGCAAGCCCTATGGCCCGTGGCGGTCTGACTGCCACTGACCCTTGACAAGTAAAGGGACAGGGGGCCACCGTGTCCCCCTTGTGGGACACTGAATATCCCAGGGTCAACCGGCAATATCCTGGGTGTCCCTACCTGTCCCCCTTGTTTCTGAAAAGAAACCTGACCCTACCTGGGCCCTCTCGCGCCCCCCTCCCTCTCTATTACTACCCCCCCCTACTTTCTTAGAGTAGGTAGGGACAGATAGGACAGAGTCCAACTATCCAGGTTGAACCGTACCTATTTACAGTCCCCCTGACCTGACCTAACCGTTGTCACGTCAAGGGACTGGGGGCCACTTTCATGCCGAAGCGGACACATTATGACCGCCTTTGGCCTTGTACCTGACTTGACCATCCACCTGCCCGTAACTAAATGTAGGGCAGCAACAACAGGAGTTCCCATGAGCACGACCACCTTCAACGCTTTCCGACGCCGTGGCTACCGAGTCGTGAACCTGCGCCGCTGCACCCCGGCTGCCCAGGGTAGCCGCCCGGTTCAGATGCTCGCCCGAATCACTCCCCTCTCCCGATAACTGTACGCCCTTGCTGCAAGGGTAGAGCAGCGCGAAAGCTAAACCATCTCAACAACAACAGGAGCCCATCATGGCTAAGAAGAAGTTCGACCCGTACCAAGTGATCACCGACTCCATCATCGACGCGCTGGAGGCTGGCACCCAGCCCTGGCGTGCTCAGTGGAAGGGGCTTGGTGGTTCCACCCTGCGCCCCCTCAGCGGTGCGACCGGCAACCCCTACAAGGGCATCAACGTCCTGCTGTGCTGGGCTACCGCCCACTCGATGGGCTACTGGTCCAACCAGTGGCACACCTACAAGGGAGCCCAAGGCAAGGGCGGCCAGGTCCGCAAGGGCGAGAAGTCCACGCGCATCGTCAAGTGGCTGTTCTTCCCTAAGAAGGACGAGCGAGGCCAGCCGGTCATCGGTCGGGACGGCCAGCCCGTTACCATCCCGTACCCCAAGCTGTACTCCGTGTTCAATGCCTGCCAGATTGAATGGGAAGAGGGCAGCGAGTACGCGCCTGGTCCCGAGCCCACCGTCGAGGACCACGATGGCTCCGAGGCTGGCGACAACCACAGCAAGGCCAAGGACGTGCTCGACGCATGGACCGAGGTGGTGCCCGTCGGGCATGGCGGCAACCGTGCGTACTACTCACCCACTGAGGACCGCATCCAACTCCCCCGCTTCGAGCAGTTCGAGGACGAGGCATCCTACTTCAGTGTGGCGTTCCACGAGGCTGGACACAGCACCGGGCACGAGTCTCGCCTTGACCGGGACTTCAGCAAGTCCAAGCGGTTCGGTGACCAGGCGTATGCCTTCGAGGAGTTGGTCGCTGAGTTGGCCGCCGCCTTCCTCTGCGCTGACTGCGGCATCAGCCAGCCCGCCGAGCCGAGAGCGGACCACGCCAGCTACCTGGCCTCATGGCTCAAGGTACTCAAGGGTGACAAGAGGGCCATCATCAAGGCCGCATCCGATGCGGAGAAGGCTGCCAAGCTCATCCTTGAGAACGCCGACGTGGCCGAGATGGCCGCCAAGTAAGAACCCTCCGCAGTCCGGGGCCTGCGCAACAAAGCCCCGCCCCCTTCAACAACAGGAGCCCATCATGACCCTCTTCACCACCATCACCAAGGCCGTCGTGTCCCACCTGCTCTTCGGAGCCGCGCCATTGCTGGTGCTCATCCTCGCCAACTTCCTGGTCGAGCCCGACCGGGCATGGTTCACCGGGCTGACCCAGACCCAAGAGCTTGGCGCGTGGGCCGCCCTCGCCGCCTGGTCCTTCTTCTCACTGCGCCTCTTCATCGTGCCGCTGGAGCGTGTCCAGCTTGGAGGTGCCAAGTGAGCAGCGTCATCCACAGGATTGAGAGCGACGGCAAGCAGTCTTGGAGCAGCACCAAGAACAACGCCTACATCACATTCGACCCAAGCCGAGCGGGCAGCATCACGGATCCATACGTGGCGGCCCGTGTCGGTGACGGCAGCATGATGTGCGTGGACAACAGGGACTTTGTGTGGGCCTTCGCTGGCCTGGTCAGCGGACACACCAATGCCCCTGGGTACATGAAGACACTGGCACGCCGTGCCGCCAAGGACTTGAAAGCACAAGGAGGTGCCAAGTGAACCCGCAAACCAAGCTCATCATCGACCGTGACTACACCGGCACCATCGAGCGCCGTGAGCGTGACTACATCGCGACCGACGCCGATGGCACCGAGCACACCACCATCCGTGTGCCCACCGCCAACCTCGCACAACTGCACAAGCGGTTCGACAAGCTGGTCAGCAAGGCCAGCCGCCTGGGCCTCGATGCCCCGGTGCTGACCAAGGTGGGCGACATCTCAGTGCCCAAGCGCAACGAGGCAGACGTAACCGTGTGGCACCGCTACGCGCTGTTCACCCTGGTCGCCAAGCCCGTCCACTTCGATGGCTGGTCCTTCGTCGCCGCCATCCAGCACGTCGCCACTGAGGACGGCTACCGCAATGTGGTCCGCACCTCGCCCCACTTCGAGGGCGCTGCGGTGGACCCCATCATCCGCACCTCACGTCCGGTGTGCGAGCACTGCAACACAGCACGCAAGCGCAACGATACCTATGTCATCCAGCACGACGACGGCTTGCGCAAGCAGGTCGGTCGCCAGTGCCTGCGGGACTATGTAGGCGAGGCCACGGGTGCTGAGATCCTGCGCTCTGCTCAGTACGAGCGTGAGCTTAGCGACTTCATCGACGACGACTGGGGCGCTGGCTCCAGCGGCATCAGTGCCTGGGATGTGCGGGCTGTGCTCGCCATCACGGTGGCATCGGTCGAGCTTCGCGGCTGGACCAGCCGGGGCAACGCCCGACAGTTCGGCTACCATGCCACTGCTGACCATGTCCTGGGTACCCTGACCGAGACCGACGACAGGCGGAAGTGTGTGGAGTGGGACCAGGACGGGCCCAACTTCGTAGCCCCCTGGGGTGACGCTGAGCGCGAGCAAGCCGACGCCATCATCGAGTGGACCGAGGCCATCGCTGACGACACCGACAGTGACTACCTCTGGAACCTCAAGGTGGCCTGCTCCCTGGGTGGCATCACCTACCGTGAGCTTGGCATCGTGTGCAGTGCGGTCGCTGCCTACCAGCGGCACGTCAAGGGTGAGCGGCTGCGCCGTGAGCGTGAGGTTGCCGCCAAGGTGAGCGCTGCCATCGGCAGGGCCGGTGACAAGATTGGCCGCAAGCTCTCCGCTGCGGACAAGCGCAAGGGTGCTGAAGCCCACGCTGCACTGACCGTCACGGTCAGCGACACTCGGCTCTTCGACGGTGACTATGGCACCAAAGAGTTGGTCTCGATGACCGACACCGAGGGCAACGTGCTCAAGTGGTTCGCCTCCGGGCGGGCCAACTCCGACGACGGCGAGCGGGTGGTGGTGGGCAACACCTACACCCTGGTCGCTACCATCAAGGGTCACGGTGAGTACCGTGGCGTGACTGAAACCAAGGTGAACCGCTGCGTCCTGACTCCGGCGCAGTGACTTCACCCGGCCCCCTTCGGGGGGCCACCCACCTTCAACAGGAGACTGACATGACCACTACCCCGACCACAAACACGTTCGACATCAGCGCCATGGGACGCGAGGGCATCTCGCTTCGCGAGCGTTCGCGGGTCATCCGTGGCGAACTACAGCGGCTGCTGACCGACCTTATGAAGCCTGGGGCCCAACTTTCCAGCGAGGCCATGCAGCAGCGCATTAGCGATGCTGAGTGGTTCCTGGTCTTGTTCGACGACTACCTTGGAGAGACCCTTCCCGGCCCCCCCACCGACGAGGACGAGGACGAGGACGAGTTCGACTACGACGACGATGACGCCCACGCGCCCGCCAACAACGACCAGGACCCGCGCCCGGTGCGCCTTTCCTGAAGCGCCACAACAACCAACAGGAGACTGACATGACCTTCAACAACAACCGAGAGGTGACATCATGAAAAAGCCAACCAATGCCTACGACGCACTCAGAGACACACTGCGCGGCAGCAGCGTCCAGGTCGATGTGTACTGCCAAGTCCAAGAGTTCGAGAGCCGTCCCCGGTGCCACGAAACGGTGATGGCCTACGACGGTGACGTAGGGGCTTTCGAACCGGACAGCGCGGAGCGAAACCTGAAGCGAAAGGGCTGGGTCTACCGGCACAACCCTGACGAGTACGGGTTCTCCCAGTGGGTCTGCCCCGCCTGCATCAACCGAGAGGTGACATCATGCCAGTGACCTGGAATGTGGAAGACGTGAAGGACTGGAAGAGCGTCTGCTACTGGCGGATGACAATCCGCGAATACGCGACCCTCTTCAACAAGAAGGACACGAACGACTTGAAGAGTCAGCTTCGCGCTGAGTGGCCAGAGCCGTCGTTCTACCTCATCGACAAGAGCGTCAAGCCCGACGACATTACCGACGACACACTCGTCGGTCGCATGGACCCGGTTTGCAAGTGGCTGATCTTTGACGCCCTGCCACGAACAGGGCACATGAAGCTGACCCTCGACAACGTCGGCGACGTGTACAAGCGACTCAGTCTCATGGGTCAGCGCAATCCTGACCTTCGACCACAGCGTGTCGTTGACGCAAGATTCAGGTTCGGCGACATCACGATGGATGAGTTGCTGAAGTTCATCGGCGTCTACAACAACGGCCACGACTCGTCCGTCAAGTCAGTCACAGCCTTTTGCAGGGCGTACAGGATTGACCGAAAAGACTGGCGCAACTGGTCACCGCCCAGTCGACCGAATGGATGCCACATCACCAATGACTGATGGCCCACCGGCAGACCCATGTCCGGCTCAAACCACCAACACGTTCTGTCGGGTGAGCCAGCAGAACACCAACCCCAACAACAGGAGAGCTTATCCAACCCCAACCATCAGACCTGCCGCGCCGCACCTTGCGTGAGACGTGGCAGTCCCTCCAACTCACTGCGATTGTGATTCGGCACCAGTTCGGTACCGTCGTCATCATCCCAATGATGGAGGGCGATAGCGGTGTCGTCGAGTGGCGACGTTGCGACCTTGTGCGATTCAAGCCGTGGCACGCTGTAGAGCGGTCGGCTGTGGTCGATGAGGTAGAGGCCGCGTGGGCCGACGAAGACCTGACTGTTGACATCTTCACGGATGAACTGAGTCACAGCGATGACGCCCCGCTCAACCCGTTCGACCTGTAGGTTGAGCGACATGGCTGCGGCCCCCTCCGGGGGGTCGTCGCCACCCCACCTTTTCCAACAAAACCAACAGACCCGTGTCCGAATCGCGGACCCAACTTGTCCCTATAGGTACAGGAGAAAGACATGACCACGAAAGACATCCTAACGAGCGAGCAACACTACCTCACCATCGAGCGGCTTGTTGCAGCCGGAATCATTGAGACCCCGCCATCTATGTATGACCTGATGGCGTGCCTGAGTAACGACCCCGACATGGCCGGCGAGGTTACGCCGAACCTTGACGAAAGGCGAGAGGGGCGTGGCTTCACGTACCACTGCGCCAATGGGTACGAGGTCTCTGTGCAGTGGGGCGAGGCTTGCTACTCTGACGTTCGCCACAAGCAAGGACCATGCGACAGCCCCAACGCTGAGGTGGCCGTGATCAATCCCACGGGGGTCATGGTCATGCTTCAAAAGTTCGACCAAGTCCTGGGCTGGCAGTCACCACAACAAGTGCTGGCTGTGATCAACAAGGCCGAGACGTGCCCCGACTGGCCGACCAAGTGGCCAACCTTCGATGACGAAGAGTGAGCTTCATGTCGGGGCCAAACCTCAAGCGCGTACACGCCGATGAGAGGAACAGATGAGCTTCATGTCGGGGCCAAACCTGAATCGCGTACACACCGATGAGAGGAACAGATGAGCAAACCAACCGCTGATACCAGCACCCCAACGTGGCAGGGCGGGCCACGCACCTGGAGGGGAAGCCCTCCACTCAAAGGAGTAAAGGACATGGAATCAATCCAGATTGAAAACATGCCTGGCACATTCATTGAGGTCATCGAAACGTCCACTGCTGGCTACATCGTTGGCGTCGTCCACATCGAGGCATCGTTGTTGGTCGAGCGCACAGACGCAGCCAACACCTACCTGGACTGGAGTGAGAAGTTTGCAGCAGGGGCCTACGGCCTGCTCAACCTTCTTACCCACCTCCGGTGGCTCGCCTCTGATATAAGGGGTGAGCTTGTGGATTTCGGGAAGCCCGGTCAAGGAAGCCGGGGCAGTAAAGACCCCTCTGAAGCTCGGGCCAAGGTAGAGTTTCTTGAGGACCTCATGGCCGAGTTTGCCGACTTGCGCCAGGAATACATCGCCGCTGCTGCCGAGTAGCAGACCAGGCGGGGCCGCTGATTCACACGGGTCGGCGGCCCCCCTGCCCTACTTGACTATTGGAAACATGTTACAACATCATAGACAACAACAGGACAGAATCATGACGACCAAGATTGTTATCAACTGCTGCTTCGGTGGCTTCACTCTCTCGAAGATAGGCAAGATCATGTACAAGACGTTGAGCGACAGAGAGTTCGACGACCTGGAGACAGTCCGCCACGACCAGTTCCTGGTCAAGACGGTGGAGCAACTGGGCGATAGCGCCAGCGGTCGCCACTCGGCACTGGAAGTGGTCGAAGTCAAAGGCAGCATCTATCGAGTGACCGAGCACGACGGGTATGAATCCATCGAGACACCGGACACCATTGTCTGGAGTGACGCCAGCCTACCAACCTCAACAGGAGAAGAGTGACATGACATTCGCAATCGAACTGATGACCTGGCTCAACGACGACAGCAAGACGCAGCCCGTCTACCTGGAGTTTGAAGAGAACGACGTGGGCGTGCGTGCAACCGTGTCGTTCAAGCCGGTGCTGAACATCTCACCGACAGCCTTTGGCTACACCCACAAGGAAGCCATCCAAGGACTACGGGGCCAGGTGGTTGCGCTCTCCGATGCCATCCGAGCATTGGAGCGAAACCATGGCACAGGCATGGCGACCATCAGGAACTCTGATGTTCTTGAGGACTTCACCCACAGCGTGGAGAAAAACCTGTGGCCGCTGTGCATCATCGAGCCATCGGAGTTTGAGAAACTGAAGGCCAATGCACTGGCATAAGATACGTGTCCAATCGCTATGGACTAGTCGGGGTGGCGAGAAGTTCCCGATGAAGAAGTAAGTTCGCGACTTATAAAACATAGCCCCTGACCACGGAGTGGTCGGCGCGAGTGGCGTCGTTAGTGCCAGGCAGCCGTGGATTGACGAAGCGGCCCTGGACCCACTCACTTTTATCCCCACTACCCCACTTGACCAACCACAAACCGTGTCTAAATCATAGGCACACCCAACAACAGGACAGCAACATGAACGCAACATTCAACTCATCCCCAGCCACGCCAACCCATCGCCGCTACTCCCGG